GAAGATTTTATGTTGTTTATGGACATGTTGGGCCAACACTTTGATGTAATATGGGCTTACATAAATTCATTAACAAAAATAAAAAAATTAAACCAACACTCTACTACTGGATTTGCAAATGAGCTTGTATATGCTATGTTAGAATCTTTGGGTTGGAATGGTAAGAAAGCATTTGATTCCCAATTCCTTTGGGAATACGCATTTGGATTAAACAAAGATGGTTCTCAGAAATACCAACAATCACTCAAATCAGCAAACGAAGAAGTTTGGAGAAGAATCCTTAACAACTTACCTTACTTACTAAAACATAAAGGAACTGCTCGTTCATTGAAAGCAGTAATGGCTTGTTATGGTGTTCCACAATCACTCCTTACAATTATGGAGTTTGGTGGACCAACTGACCCAACTGATGGTGGTACAACTAAGTTTACATTTGAAGATAGAACAGCCGCTATTAATTTTACTCAAAACGGAGAACATGTATCATTTGATTGGAAAACTATTGGTGGTACAAAACCAAATGCCGTTGAAGCTAGATTAAATCTAACAAAACCTGGTAACTATAAAATAGCAAAAGCTGGTGGATTTATAATAGAATCTGACCCGTCTTGGGTGTTGGGTGTTACTCATACCAATGGTACATTTGGAACTATTGATTTTTATGTATCTGAAAGTGTGAGTGGATTAGTAATATCAGCATCAACACCTGCGTTTAATATATTCAATGATGAGTACACCCAAATAGTTGTAAACAGAACAATGGATGGTTCTCAATCTCAATTCCAAATAATTGCTAAAGAAGCATTTGGTGATAGAATTAGAACCAATGTATCATCAAGTATATTGATTACAAATAATACAACTGATTGGGATAGTGGTAATTTAATTTTCTTAGGATATGATTTAAGTGGTTCTATGGATGAGTTCCGTTTATGGAAAACACCATTAGAGGATGGGGTTATTGAAACTCATGCATTATTACCTGATTCTATTGCTGGTAATTCATACACAGCATCATCTGAGGATTTATGGGTAAGATTTGATTTTGAATATCCAAAAGATAGAACAGCAGATGACCAATTGTTAAATGTTGCGGTTAATACCGATTACCAATTACTTTATGGTGATTGTGAATCATTCCCATCGGCAAGTGTATATCCATATCAGTACACCACATACGAAAGAACTGTAACGGCTAAAGTTCCTTCGTTAGGATTTAATTCTGCTGATAAGATTAGATTTGAATCGCAAGAACTTATCGGTGATTTATCTCATAGGGTAAGAGCAACTAAAAAGGCATTTGATAGAGCACCTATCGATTCATCTCGATTGGGATTATTCTTTTCTCCTGTAAAAGAATTAAATATGGATATCCTTAAATCATTTGGAACATTTAATATTGATAACTTTATAGGAACACCTGCTGATGAATATAGAGATGAATATTCTCAATTAACGGATTTAAGAAAGTATTATTTCCAAAGATTAAATAGAGATATTTATGAATACATCAGATTGATTAAGTATATTGATAAATCTCTGTTTGATGTATTGGAAGAATTAGTTCCAGCTAGAGCAAAAGTTTCAAAAGGTTTATTGATTGAACCACACTTCTTAGAAAGAAGTAAGGTAAGAAGAACAAAGCCAACTTCTGTAAGAGGTGATTATGAAACTTCTATTGATACAAATGATGATGTAAATTGGGTAGGTGAAAACAATCAATTTCAGATTGATATTAATGTAGATGATGATGTATCGTTTTCATATCAATATGATAATTACACCGCAAACTTAGATGCTGATAATGATATTTCATTAGTATCAACTACTCCATTCTATGATTCTATCATAGATGTTGATGATGATACTAATTTGATTGGTTCATATCCATCTTATGTTTGTGAAATAGAAGTACCTGATGGTAGTAAATTAGATGCATCCGTTGATGCGTTTAATTTTGAACAAATTGGCATGGAACCTGATTCTTTGGCAAATGCTGGATTTGGTTTATACACACCACTACCGGCAACTGGTTCGGTAACTAAATTTGATATTTTTGGAAATCGTTTTGTTACGAGAGAACAAATATATTTAATAAAGGAACAATATACTGAAAAGGTAAAAGTTCAAACAAAAGGATGGCCGGCAACTACATCTAATGAGCAAGTTGAATATGAATTGCAGGATGTAACAAAATATAGGTTTAAAGTTAGTAGAGTACTTACTGGCGAATCTATACCTGTTGTTGGTAATGATATTGTAGAAGTAACACCATTAGATGGTTATTTCCCAACACACTATCGTTATAAAAATAATCTATCCGAAGGATTGCAAAAATCCTTCTTTAAAGGTTCTAAACAAACGGCAGCAACAACCCCAGACGGGTTAGACCCGGTGGAAACATTTACTACTAATCCAAATATTCTTAGAGTTGCGGATACTGGTAGAGGTTCAGGCGAACCCATCTTGGAAGTTGATTGATTTTAGAAGTAGGTTATACTTATACATATGAAACACTATGTATATAAACTTGAAGATAAAAAAAGTGGCGAGTTTTACTTTGGAAGTAGAACTTGCTACACTAATATAGAAGATGATGATTATATGGGTTCACCTGTAATATGGAAACCAAATAAGAAAAATCTTAAAAAGGTTATATTAAAAAGTGATTTTGAAAATAGAGATGATGCTCTGCTATATGAAAAGAAGTTAGTAGAAAAAAATATAAAGCATCCTCTAAATAGAAATTACTCAATACCAACTAAAGGATTTTATCGTAATGATGGAAATAATTGGGATGGTGAGTGGAAGTTACAACAAAGTAAAAGAATGAAAGAATACTACCAAAAAAATAAAGCAAGTAACTTAGGTAGAACATTTAGTGATGAATGGAGAAAAAACCTAAGTGAAAGTAGAATTGAAAATGGTGTAGCAAAGGGTAGTAAAAACCCTAAAAGTTATGGAAATGTAAAGATAACTGATTTAGAAGGAAACGAATTTATATTTGATACTGCTAAAGAAGCATCAATACATTTCAAAGTAGATAGATTCACATTAACTCAACATTGTAAAAATAACACTTCGTATCAAAGGGGTAAATTAAAAGGATACAAATTTGAGTTGATTAATTAAATTTTTAAAAAGTTATATTTATAGTATATCACAAAAGGGTAAAATAAAAATATGGGATATTTAGATAACACATCAATTACAGTAGATGCAATCCTTACGAAAAAAGGTAGACAGAAGCTGGCATCGGGTCAACAACTCGGAATCACCAAATTCGCATTGGGTGATGATGAGATTGATTACACATTGTATGAACCAGCACATCCAAAAGGAAGTGCTTTTTATGATTCTGCAATTAAAGCGATTCCAATTATGGAAGCATCACCTGACGAAACACAAGTATTAAGATACAAGTTAGTTACATTACCAAAAGGTACAACACAAATTCCAGTGGTAGCATTGGGTATTCCTTCGATAGGAGTTTATCAGGATGAGGGACAAGTTTCTCTTTCTCCAACAACTTCACCTCAAGGAAATACTGGAGCTGGATATACTGTTGTATTAGCAGACCAGAGAGCTGGTACATTAGCAGTAACGCAAGGAGCAACCGCAGTAGGTTCGGTTCCTGTATTCTTAGGAGAAGAAATCACAACTACCGCACAGGTGGTAAGTGGTTTAGGATTCACATTCACTCCTAATCCAGCGTTGACTACTAATATCTCAACTACTTTGACTGTTTATGGTAACGAAACAGGTGGTTCACAAACCATCCCAGTAGTAGTAACTTATAGAGCATAAAAAGAGATAAGATATGGCAACAATTTCAGACCCAAATATAACCGCACAACTTCAGGCCTTAGCACAAGGTGGAACGATTGATAGTGATGCAGTAGTAGCCCTTTTAAATTCAGCTTTACCAGGTGGACAACAAATTTCTTTAAGTACTGGAGTATCTTCTGGTGTTTATAAAAGATTTGGTCAATTTGATAAAGTAGATGCTAAAGTAGAAGTAGTAACAACAGGATTGTGGACTGGTGATGTGGGTTCATTAACTGCACTTTACACTTCTTCAACTCAAACAGCAGCTACATCGGCTAACTATTACTTTAATGCATATAGTACTAACCCACAAACCGATTCTGCCGCTGAAGTACAATTTGGTGTGGCATACGGACACTTAAATGGTAGTGGTTCAGTATCACTACAAAATTCAGATAACGCACTTCTTGCTACTAAAGCAACTTACGCACAATACAAATCAATCCTATTAGACCCAACCGATGACCAATTCTCATTCGAAAATGGAAGTGGTGTAGCAGTTGATTCTAACTCTATTTACGCTATCACAGTCAATAGAGCAAGATATAGAGAAAAGATGGATGCTGGAAACTGGTCATTACAACTTTCTGGTTCTAATGGTTTATTTACATTCATTGATGATAGTGGTAAGAAATTTGGTGATACTTTAGGTAAAGCTGGTAGAGTATTCAAAGTTGTTTCAGGTTCATTAGAATTAGGAACTGAAAACGAAGCAACTGTAAATACTACAACCGCATCTAACAATCAAGGATATGGTTTATTCTATCCTGATAAAGGTATTCTTATCCTTAACCCAACTGCTATCGCTGATACTGTTGGTAACGCATTCGACCAGAATTGGACTTCTTTGGGTACTTTAGCTGGAAACACTGCGGTAGATGCAGAATATCAAAATCACGAAAGATTATTCTGGGCAATTCATCATGGTGGTGATTTCCAAGCGAGAAGAACTGAAAATATTTCAACTCAACATTTCTTTGTAAGAGCAACCAATAGAGAATTTAACTATTCAAACAACCCAACCTATGTAACTTCAACTGGAACATTTGTAGAATCTACATTTGAAACAGACCCAAGAACTTATGTAACAACTGTTGGACTTTTAAACGATTCAAACGAATTAATCGCAGTAGCTAAAACTTCACAACCAATTGAAAAATCGTTCGATAAAGAGGTATTGATTAAAGTTAAATTAAGTTTTTGAGAAATACTTATTAAACTTAAACTTTCGGGTATAAAAATTAAAGTTTCTTATACTTATATGTGTAAGAAACTTTTTTTATACTATGAAAACTATAAAATGTAGAATTTGCGATAAGGTAGTTGGAAGTAAAGGACTTGGACTTCATCTAAAAACTCATGACTTAAAATTTGATGAATACTTAGAAATGTATTTTGATGATTTCTCTGATTATCAAAAATGTGAAATTTGTGGAAAGACTTGTAAGCGATATAAGAAATTTTGCTCTCGTAAATGTACCACTAAATGGAGAAAAACTTTAACGGGAGAAAATGCTTTACGGTATGGTGCTACATTGAGTGAAGAAACAAAAGAAAAAATATCACAAACACAAAGAGAAAGACTCAAAGACCCAACTAATCATCCTTTATATGGAACAGTAGTTAGTGATGAAGTTAGAGAGAAAATATCTAAATCTCAGCAAGAGTATTATAAAAATAATGAGCCATACTTAAAAGGAAAGACGTATATTGAATATTTTGGAAAAGAAAGGGCACCTAACATAATCAAAAAAATCTTCCAAAACAGACCAATGAATAAATTGGAAGAATTAGTTGCCAATCACTTAGGTAATCTTGGATTGGATTATTACTTTCAGTTCTTTATCAATGAAGATGGTGTATGTAAATCATATGACTTTAAATTAAAAGATAGTCCATATATAATAGAAGTACATGGTGATTATTGGCATGGTGGTGATGGAGTTGATAAGCATGTATTTAATGTTGATGAAAATATTGAAAATGATGAATTGAAACGAATGATAGCTGAAAAAAGAGGGTATGAAATTATTGTTGTTTGGGAAAGTGAAATTAAAGAAGATATATCAATTATAGATGAAAGGCTTTCCAAATGTGGAATAATTTGATATTTATATAAAAGTATTTTTAAATGTTAAAGGAAATTCCAAAATCGGATATTGTAGTTAGACCTTTCAAAGTTTACAAAGAGTGGACTTTGGATGAGACTGATATTACCCCATTGTATGGTACTCTACAAACCGATTTATATGATGCGGAAACGGATGATACAAACTCAAATGGTATTTCTAAAAGAACACTTTATGATTCGATAAAGGCTCAGTTTTATAGAAATCCAGCAACATCATCCATTTTAACCGAAGTTGGTAAAAGGCAATCTTACGCATCTACAAATGAAAGAGTTATTGGTAGTACAATTGGTGTAATATCAATACCACAAGAATATTATGGTGAGGGTGTTAAAGTTGGTTCTATGGTAGTTGAATATGGTTCAATCACAGCAACCGATGATAGTAACTCCAACTTAATTGATTCGGCATCGAATATTAAAGGAAATGTATTTTATGATAGAGGGTTGGTTGTTTTAACCGATGGTATTACCGATGATTCTACTATCAATAACTTTGATATTTCGTATCGTTCTACTGTAACTATTTATGAGAATGAAATATTTCTTTCAGTTTTAGAAAACGAATTTAATGTATCACAAAATCCATCAGCTTATAGTGGAACTAATAAAATTAAATTACATACTATACAATCGTCTGTAAATTCTGAAAAGTTTGGTGGATTTGCTGATTATGATTTTAGTAGTTCTATTGACCCAACTGGTTCTTATTTAGCACCATTTATTACAACAATAGGATTGTATGATGATGATTTAAATATGGTTGCTGTTGCAAAATTACCACAACCAATTAAATCGTTACCTGATTATCCTGTAAATTTCATTATTCGTTTCGATACATAAGGTTATATTTATATTATATAAAAGGAAAAGATTATGACTTTAGAAGAAAGATTAAAACAAACTCCACCTGCAACTGCAAAAGCAAACACTAAAGGTGGTGATAAAACTTTAATTGAAGCTGATGGTGGTTTAGATTTATCTAAAGATGAAAAAGCCATCGAAAAAGCAGGTGGTAGAAAACTTGGAAATGGTGGTGGTGGATATGCTCCTGGTAAACCATATTCCGATACATTTAAATAAGAATTTATGATTCAATGGTTATGGGAGGGAAACCACATCAAAGATGAGGAAGTTCCTGAAAACGCAGTAGGGTTTATCTATATGATAGAACACATCCCTACTGGAAAATACTATATTGGTAAAAAGAATCTTTGGGCTAAACGAACTCTTCCACCACTAAAAGGAATGAAGAGAAAACGAAAAATCATCAAAGAATCGGACTGGAAATCTTACATGTCCTCTAATCAATGGATTAAGGAAGAGGCATCGGTTGATGTAACCTCATTCAAAAAGAAAATCCTTCAGTTCTGCTATTCAGCAAAATCACTTACTTATTACGAACTCTATTGGCAAATGAAATATAATGTTCTTGCTGATGAGAATTCACTCAACGATAATCTTTTAGGAAAATTTTTTAGAAAAGATTTGGTATAGTGGAAATTTTTTCGTATATTTGGTATCAAACTATATTTTAAAACAAAAATTATGACATTAGACCAGATTGCAAGAAAGTATGGAATCAATCCAAATACTTTAAATTCGAAAGATGATGCATTAACAATAGGTATAAAATCCGTTCAAGAACTTGTAAAGGGAATGGAAAATAGAAAAGTTGATAAAGACTTTGTAGATGCTGTAAAGAAGTTAGGTGAATTTCTTTATGAAGTTTCTAACTCAACTATTGGATAATTAAGATATTTTTCGTATCTTTGTTCCAAATTAGATTTTATGCTCTCCGCACGAAACAAATTAGTTGTTATTAATGTATTAGATTCTGCCTTAGGTGTTGGTACATCTATGAAAGGAAATGAACAGGCACACCATTGTCCGTTCTGCCACCACCATAAGAAGAAACTCCAAGTCAATTTGGAAACACAATATTGGCATTGTTGGGTTTGTGATTCAAAAGGTAGAAGTATTCAATCATTACTTCACAAATTAAATGTAGATAGAACTCAAATCGGTAAGATTGTTTCTATCTATGGAGAGTATAAGCCATCTTCAAATGAAAAGGAAGTAGAGAAAGTAGTTCTCCAACTCCCAAAGGAATTTAAATCACTCTACCAAAAGCCGAAATCAATCAATCCAATTTATAACCAAGCTATCGGATATCTCAAACGAAGAGGTATCACTATGGATGAAGTTTTAAAATATAACATTGGTTATTGTGAGGATGGGTTGTATGGAGGTAGAGTGATTGTTCCATCATACAATGAGAATAGTGAACTAAACTACTTTGTGGCTCGTTCATTCTACGAAGATGAAAAGATGAAATATAAGAATCCGCCGGTGAGTAGGGATGTAATTGTATTTGATAATCAAATCAATTGGAACGAACCCATCACTTTGGTGGAAGGGGTATTTGATTCATTCTCAGTAAAGAGAAATGTAATTCCTATCTTAGGAAAGTTTATTCCCAAAACTTTGAAAGCAAAGATATTCGAAAAAGGTGTTAAGGAGATTAATATACTTTTAGATTCAGATGCGGTAGAAGATTCAACTCAGCACACAAACTTCTTTATTAAAAATGGTATAATTGTAAAGAATATTATACCTGAAGGAAAAGATGCTGGTGAAATGGGATTTGATGAAGTAAATAAACTAATGAAAGAAGCCGAAGAAACCGGTTGGGATGATTTAATCCTCACAAAACTAAACAATTTATGATTGTAGAAAAGATTTACCACTTAGCGGATTTACATATCCGTAACTTAAAAAGACATAAGG